TTATTTATAATCACGCTGGTTTCTTCACCAGATCTGGAACCTTCGGTAGAGACGGTACCTTAGTTGCTTGTCCTGTCTCCGGGCCAAGTGCTCCACTTGTATCCTCTGGTCCTGGTGCCTCTACTGGCTGGCCATCAGGTCCCATTTCAGCCGGCGGATTGTATTGCTCATTATCCTGTTCTTCAACGATCTGCTCGTCGATTTCCTTCATGTCTTCTTCAGTCTGATACAGAACATTACGACGTACCCACTCGTGTGAATAGTACTTGCCTGTATAGTCATCAATATCACGAAGCATTGAGATACGATCGCGAAGAATTTCAGTGTTTCTTAATTCGGCAAAGTGGTTGTCTTCAGAATATTCGTACTTGAAGTTTGTTCTAAACTCTTGCCAGTCTTCACTGGTGATAACGCCCTTCAGGATCAATTGCTTCTCAAGGATGCGATTGAAGAGCTCTGAGAACTTACCACGAAGACGAGTCACGAACTTGGCGAACTTTACCTCATCTCTTGAGATCTCGGTAGCACGACCAAAGTTGTACTGTGCTTCTGGATCAAGACGAGTAATAGGAACGTTCAGTGACTTGTAGAGCTTGCGTTGAAAGTAGATGATATCATCGATCTGACCAAGGTTTTGTCCACCGGGTAGTGTAGTGATCTCTGTACCCTTACCACCTTCACGACGTGGCAACCAGAAATCTTCAAGCATTGTCATGTGCTTACGGTCGTCACGAATCTCACCGGTCTGAGCATCGTAAACTACACGGTTCTTAAAGCGAGTCATGATATCACGAAGATACTGCTCGGCCTTCATCTTTGGTAGGTTACCGACATCGATGTAGAAGATACGACGTTCTGGCGCACGAGAGATACGATAGATCACCAGTGAGTCTTCCATCGACTTCAACTGGTTCAGAGGCTTGATCGCCTTCTGTAGATATCCGATAACCATATCACCACCGACGTTGACAAGTCCTGATGATACGTTAACAACCGAGTCAACGGCGATTCGAATACCCTGAGAAGCAGGATCGTTATAGGTAGATCCCTGCGTAGGTGCCTTGGCGAATCCCTTATCGTTATAGATGTAGAACTCTTCGGCGGTCTTGTTGATAATTACGTTTGTATTCTTATTTGCTTTGACTCGTCTTTGAGTCTTGATCTTACGAATCTTACGTGGATCGATATATCTAAGTTCTTTGATACCTTCACGCGGAGCTTTCTCGTCGATGATGGCATGATAATAGAGTCTACCATCGACATACCACTTACGAAAGATCTCGTATGCGTGCTGGTTAAATTCAAGAAGCTCAACGACATTGTCGAACTCTTCCAGAATCATCTTCTTGATGTTCTCTGGCTGTTCTAGATCGTCAAGGTTAAGTGATACTATCTCTTTCTTCGGATCCATAACAATAGCTTCATTGACAATATCGTCAACAGCCATTTCAACATCCGGATGCATAGAGATCTCACGATACTTGCTAACAAGTTCTGCTTCATTTCGTACCGCGCCTTCAAGATCTACGTATTGGCCGTAAGCACCACCTTCAGAAACGACAAGTGCCCCATCCTCTTCGAGCTTTGGCGCGAAGGAAGGGAGTTCTTCTTGCGGTTTCTTTCGAATAATTTCAAAACCAAATAATTCGGCCATTTGGACTCCTGTTCACAAAAAAAGTAAGGGGAATGGTTACCCCTTACTTATTATCTTCCACCAGCATCGCTGGTAGTACCACCACTTACAGTCCAGTAATCGTATGAGAATGTAACCTGGAATGATTCGATCTGATCGGTTGTTGCCCAGTCGAGCTCGATCGGCGAGATCACGCTTGGGAAGATACCATCAAATCGGTATTCACGAATCGCCGTACCGTCTTTACCGTACTGAACTACAGTAGCGTTTGACTTGTAACGATTGATTTCACGAACGTTACGCTCAAGACGATTGATTCGGTTCGACCACTCTTCCATGGCGTTACGAATCAGGAAGTCTTCGTCGTTGATAACTGTTACTGTCCAGTCACCGAATGTTCTATCTCCGGCCAACTTCATTTGTCGGCCGAAGTAGAATACTGGAATGACACCGAGTGCAGCTTCTGGAATCTGAGCAGCCTGGACCATGAAAGGCGTCTTCAGATCACCAGCAGAATTTGCAGGGTTGTTGATACGCACCTGGAAAAGATTCTGACGTGCACCGCCGTAGACCAGTTGGCTTCTCATTTCATTGATATTAAAAGCCATTTCTTATTTCCTCCTAGTTTCTTTTATTTATTAGAACTGGCCGACAACTTCGTTGAACTCTACACCGGATCTTACGGCGACGAAGTTCAGCTGGATGAAGTTGATGCTCTTTGCTGGCTTGATGTAGATGTCACCAACAAAGCGGTTTGTATCCACAACCTCTGGAGTATTGTTTGTCTCGTCACAAACAACACGGAAGTCGGTGATACCACGGCGGCCTTGAACGTCACGGAGGAATGGTTCCACCAGATTGAGGAACTGAGCTCTTGTGAACTCATCGTTGAATTCGAAGAGCATCTGGTTAGCAGCTGTTGCAATTGTCTTTTCTAGAACAATGAACAGGCGGCGAACGTTAATGCGATCGAAAGCGCTTGGACGACCAAGAGCAGTCTTATCGCCGAACAGAACGGTTCCTTGACCTGGCTGTGTGATTACTGGGTTAACGTCGTTCTTGTACAGAAGATCACGGTCTGTCTTGCTTGGGCTATAAGCAAGCTTGACAAGGTTCTTGATCTGGCCACGATTGAAGCCAGCTGGCGAGAACCAAGGATCACGTAGATCGTCTGAACGAGCTGTTAGACCTGCAATATCACCATTCAACGGAACATAACGATATACGTCGTTATACTTGTCGTACTGGTACTTGTAGCCAGAATCGATGAATGCATACGAGCTGTTACGTACACTCTGACGGAATGTTACGATGTTTGAAGCTTGTGATCCTTCAACCGCAGAACCAACAACATCTTCCTTCTGTGGCGATACAAATACCACGCAGTCCTTACGAACTTCAGCGATATTGTCAATCAGATAGTTAGCTAGCTGAGCACCGTTCGATGCGCCAACAGCCTTACCTGCCATCAGAAGCGATACGTCAACCGATGAGGCATCAGCAAAGATGTCGTAAGCAGAAGCGAGAGCAGCAACCGTAGCCGTGTTCTCGTTCACACCATCACGTCCACCGATGAATGACTTCGAGTATGGAAGTGAGGTTGTTGAGTTAGCAAGACTTGCTGCAGCAGTTGTAACTGCTTCTGGACGATCATTTGTAGCCCACACGTAACGCGAGTTATCGTTGATGAGTGTCTTGTAGAAGGCGGTTGTACCGTCTTCACCGATAGCATCCGAAGCACGTGATAGATTCTCGTAAACTTCAAGAACGGTACCTGGTGTGCCAGTGTGCATGCCGTCCTCGTCTACAACTACAACACTTACTTGATCAACTGCTGTTAGACCGCGGTCTGATAGGTAACGCGAAGTACCTGGAGCGGTTGGAACAGTATTGAAGAACTCCCACTTACGTGAGATTGTATTTGCTGTAAAGTTCGAAGCACGATTCCAAGTATCTTCAAATGTGATATTGAAGAATGCCTGGGTTACCGCGTCTTCCGAAGTAACTGCTGGAAGCGATTTGATCTTCAGAGTCTGTGTACCAACAGTGCTGTTACCTAGTTCGATGTAGTCACCGACCGAGAGAGACTGAAGGATTGTGTTTGCAGCAGTCTTTGTTTCAGCGTATGTAAGGGTCGAAGCACCCGAATCCCATGTAAGGAAGACGTTAGCTGTTGTCGAGTTTACGTTGATCGTGATACCGGCTGCAGACAGCTGATCAAGACGGTACGTAGCAGCTGTTCCACCAACGCTTGTATTGCTGAATGGGTTGATTGTGCGGCTGTATTGTGCTGCAGAATCACACATTGAAACGCGAAGCGAGTTACCTAGATCACCTGGATAACGAGCTACGAACTGTGTGCTTGCAAAGGTAGCATTTGCAGGACCCTTGTCTTCGAAGTCATCGGCGTTCTTGACGATGTTGTCTGCAAGCTCAACAATACCGCTGTTAGCAACCGCATTCAGTGCAAGGGTATTTGCATAGAAGTTTAGCTGAGCATCTGTAGAAGATGTGGCATTTGCAGTTAGAACGACAGCAAGAGCGGTTGAGTTAGCTGTAACAGTCGAAACGAATGTTCCTTCTGGAATACCAGCACCAAATACTGCATGTCCGGCCTGTACACCGTGGTTGTTACCGGTGAGGATAACCGTCGAGTTGCTGTTCAGGTTTGCTGAAGCAGCAGAAACAGTGTTCGAAAAACCAGTTGTAACAGCTGCACGACTTACATACAGAGCATTGCCGTATGCAAGGAAGTTAGCCGCAGTAAAGAATGTTTCGAAGTTGTCTGATGTTGGCTTGCCATAACGTGCGGCAAGAGTATTTTCTGAATCTACTAGAATGAACTTTCCGACTGGACCCCAACGGAACACACCACCGAAAGCACCGACAGTGGTAGCCAGCGATGGGATGCTAGTTGTTAGATCGATCTCAGATACATTAATTCCAGGGCTGACTTGAAACGCCATTGTTATCTCCCTTAGTCGAAGGTGTTATATACTAGTTTTGCTTTATTTATAAGTTGAGGAAATTGCGTTTCTGCTCTGCCCAAAACTCGTCTCTGTATGTATTGTCATTACCAATCAAAGATTCATTGGT